TAGGCGTTCATCGGATGTCGCTGTCCATGCTGTATTGCCGTAAGTTATATAAACGCCTGTATTTGCATTATTGACTACATAAAAATTAGCCGGGGAAGCCGAAGTCGGTCCTACGCCCCAGAAATTTGAATTATTGGACGAAAGAACTTGCCTGTACGTTGAAGGGTTTGTCGTACACCCAACCAAAAAATTCCCACTCGCATCCAGCGTCATCGCTTGAGTGAAGGAGATTGCGTTCCCAGCTGTGCCGCTTGCCGCTTGATTAAAACTGAATGAACCATCTGTCGATTGCGCCAAATATGAAGCGCCAGAGGTGTTTAAATACCGAAAATTTGTTCCATCAAAATAAGCATTGTTTGACAAAAATAGACTGCCAGCGCCACTAGAACTGGACCATAAAGCTGCCGACCCGCCTACTTGTACTACTCTTCTAGCTGATTGCCATGATGCACTCGGCGTAACACCCAAGCCAAGGTTGCCGGAGGCGTCGAGGCGCATCTGTTCGGAGCCATTGGTGTAAAACGTCAAAGGCAGGTACGTACCCGTACCGTTACGACCAGAGACTAGCTGGCAATCCGTCGAGCCGTTGGTAGCAATTAGAACTTTGCTTGCGTTGGTAGGATCAGCCGCGTTAGTTGCTTGCCAAGATGCTGCCGTAGCCGTCCCGCTAGGGAGTGCGTAAATCCCCGTGGTGCTATTGGCTGTGGAGGTTTGGAACATCGCTCGACTGAGCAATGTCGCATTAGTGAAGTCACCCGTGACCCTACCACCTGAACTAAAAAGCAGGCTGACATTACTATTCCCATCAAGCGTTATAGCCATTACACCACCACCCAAATGCTGCCTGAACTGACCGTGACCGTAACACCGGAAGAAATAGTAACCGGACCTGCAGAAACAGCATTATCCCCCGTAGCCAGCGTATAGTTGGCGCTTACCGTTGCTGAGTTGACGAGCAAACCATTAGAAGCCCGGATCTGCGGAGCCGTACCGTTAAGACTTGCATCCTGAATGACAGAGCGCGTAGCAGGATAGTCACACCAGACATTGATTGTGTTACCAGCGAAGCTAATCAGCGCGGTCGTATTGGAGGAATTGGAGAGGACCGTATCCCGCGATAGCGTCCCGGCGCCGACAGTGCCGAGTCCTACTTCCCAGACATTCGCAGTGGAATCGAAGATCGTGTAATAGGTGGTGTTCCCGTTACCGATTCCGGTGCTGAAGGTTTTGTACCCCGTGACCGCGCCCGACAGGGTAAGTGTTCCCGTACCCGCTGTTGTCGAACTTTCCTGCACACGGTCAGCAAGGACGAAAGCCATGGCCTATTCCTGAGAATGTATAAAAGTAAAATGCTCTGCTTCTGCCCTTTTCCTAGCAGCTATGGCATCTTTGATATCGAGGTAAGACCCAAAATACATGCTTCGCCCTTTATGTTTAAGTCGGACTATCCATCTACTGTTCTTAGGGTTCCATATAACACCTTTGTACCCAGAGGTGTTGTTTTTTCCTACCGCCCTATTTTGGTTGTTATCGCTAGCGTTGTTATACGCTATCCGTAAATTGCAAACTCTGTTGTCCGCCCGATCTCTGTTTATGTGGTCTAGCTGACATCTAGGAAGTTCACCATAATACAAAAACCAGATTACCCTGTGGACCAAAACGGGCTTTCTGCCTACTCTAACCTCTCTATAACCCGATGTCGTTGTAGACCCCGCTTCCTGTCCCGCCTTTATAGCACCATTACACTTCGGCTCTTTCCAGTAAATTCTGCCTGTCTCTGGATCGTAGTCCCATAATTGCTGGGCATTTTCAACAATGATATGATCGTTCCGCATCTTCAATCTCCCTAACAGATTGTTGGTGAAGCACTTCAGGGCGGTTCCAGCCGCCCTTGGTGCGCTTAGTTTATCAGATCAACTTGTCGCGCTAGTGCTGTACGTGCAACTGACGGTGTCTCCAGCGGTCGTAGTCTTAGCCACACTGAAATTGCCTTCGGAGTACAGAACGCCAGCCGTTGAGCTCTGAGTGTTCACAGCACCCGTACCCGTGACCAAGAAGCATCCGTAGACCGTACCGCCCGCGCCCGTGATGGTGTAGGTGATAGCCGTAGCCGTGGATGAAGTCACGTTGGAAGGCGTGGTGCCCGTAGAAGTAGCCGCAGCAAAAACCGCCGTACCGCGAACCGCAGAGCCGCCCACCGTATAGTTGGTGAATTCAGCCGCATTGGTCGTAACCAGCGTGGCCATAGTATCTGTCGCTGCCGGGGTCAGGCTGACCTTAGTCAGACCCAAGAACGGGCCTACCGTGGTATACGTTCCCGAGGTGCGAAGCAACGTATTGAGCAGGAGTTCTTTACCTGCGGCAACGACAAGATTAGGGAATTCTTCAGTCCACTTCAGGTTGCCATCCTTGTCTCGGCACTCAACGTGCCAAGAACCTTCGATGCCCATACCTTCGGGAATAACCGCGTTGGCCTGCATAGAGACTTCAGCGTGGTCACCAAAATTTGAAAGTTCGTTACTCATGTTAACCTCAGTAAATGATAACCGGCGCGGCGGTGCTATTGTTTGCCGGGAAAGTTACCGTGAATGGGGCCGCGCTGGTTGAGTAGGAGCCACCAAAATTCAGAACCGCCACGGAGCGGTTACCCTTAGACGCATTGTATATCAACGCACCCGCAGTCGTCAGCGTGGAATTAGACCACGTAAAATCCTGCCAGCTTGTGTAGGCCGTAGTGCCTGAGAGCGTAACCCCAAGACCCGTCAGCGTGCCACCACCCGCGGTGTATCCCGTACCCGTAGTCTCCCCAGAAGTCGTATAGACCGTAGTGGTGGAGTCGATGTTAGCCGCGCTCGTATACAGGGCGATCTTAAAGGTATCACCACCCACAAGGGAGAAGTTGTGAATCCCTTCGAGGAGTTCCAGCTTAAATGACGATGTCAGGCATTGTGTGATCATACAACCTTGTCCCTGACCTGCACGGTCCTGTATTCATCCTGACGATCCTTACCGTCACCGAGCTGCTTCAACAGAGCCATAGCCTGATCGTACTTGGTCTGATACGCTTGGATCAAATCAGCCTCGCCCTTCAAAAATATATAACTCTCAACCAGAGCGCCGTACAGCAATACGTTCGGGAAGTTGGTGCTCAACCACGTAGTCCCTGCGGTCACAATGGAAGTCGGATACGCAAAATAGTGCAGTTCGATGTCGTAGTTCACATCAGGCGTAGGCCCAAGAATGTACGTGTTGTTGTCGAACAGTGCGTAGTACTGCGGCGTTCCGGTAACACCGGGGAAGGGAAAGAACTCGCGGATGTAGTTCACATCCTTGTTCAGCATGTACCGATAGCCGTCCGCCTGTGTGTCTCCAGAGTTCATCACTGCCACGGAGAACGTGGACAGAAAATCGCTCGGAAGCGTCAGATACGGAAAAGAAGCTGTGGCTGTGCCTGTGACATTCCTACGAAACGCGGGGAGCTCAACGGTGTTATTAACCAGCCGCTCTACATCCTGAACAAAGTTAGGAATGTTGCTGATGAAGCTCGCCTCATCAACTTCAGTAAAGGCTTGTATTGCCTCTACCAGCCCCGCGTATGTCGTAATGTCGTATGACATGTTTAGCCCATCTTGGTGCTGTGCTTAGTGCCTTTCGTCTGCGCGCCTGTGCCGCGAGTCTTGACAGTCTGCGTAGATGCGATATTGTTCGGGTACCCAGAGGACTTGGGAGTCGGAACAGACTTTATTCCTTTGTACTCTGCAGAGCCTTCCTGATGTTCTTTACTTGCCACGGCTAGACCCCTTCTGATTCATAGCACGAGCGAGGTTGCGCCCATACTTCTTCATGTCGAGGGAGGTTACACCGCCCTTTTTCATGCCCTTCAGAGCGGACTTTTTAACAGTCTGCTTGATCAGTTTCTTGTCTTCAGCGACATCATCATGCTTGGCCATCGTGTTACCTCTTAGAGAAGTGCGTTACCCGGAAGCGGAGGAACAATCACAGCGCCGGGAGCTACCGAAGTGAATGCCGTAATTCTAACATTGTTCAGATACGTGGTGAGCTGCTGGGTAGCCACAGGGTTAAAAGCGAAGTCAGCGCAAGAGTCATTCCTGTTCGTGTCAGGACGAGGCTCACGGAGAGCCTGCGGGTCATTTGAAACCTTCTGCGAACCAATGATTCCGACCCAATTCTGAGGATGGTCAATTTCCCAACACTCAGTACACCGTTTGGTGTTAATGAGTTTCCCCATAATATAGATCTTTTTCATCACCTTGAGGTCATAGCGCTGGCCACAAAGATCGCAATACCCGAACGCCCGCTTATAACTCGCGAACCGTGTAGCCATTACCAGCCACCACCCAAGTACCCAGCCATCGGAACAAATCTCACAGGACTTTTATCTCTGTCCTCATCCATTGCCAACTGCAATGCTTCATCATAAGACGCTTTCAGCATCTGCAGTCTATTCATATCCAAATCCGGTTGTTTTCTACCCAAATGATACGAAAGTCCCGCGGTCAATGCTTCGTAAAAACGGAAAGGTACATCTTGCGTTGTAGCACCTGACTGCCCAGCGTCTTGAACGCGGCGCAGATACCAATAATGAAAAGAGTAGCCCGATTGATTGGGCACTTGCCACAAGTAAATTTTCGGGATAGGTGACTGCCTGTTTACCCATACCTGTACGGGGCGTCCTTGCGACAGCTTGTTTGGGATCGCGTCATAAGTCGGCAGGGCTATACGTGGGATAACTAAATCGGTCTGGTTGTATTGGCTACCCGGATTCTGTCGAATCACTTGATCAACAAGGTCTACGCAGTCTTCTGGAAGATCGTAAATGTACTGTCCTTGGGTGAGCGGGATGTCCGCTTCTTCGTAAGTCCAAAGATTCAACCCGTGGTTAGCAAGCTCGGTTATGAGATAGTTGAGACTTCGTCGCGCGGTACGAGCTTGGTAACCCGTGCGGATTTCGACCCCAACTCTTTCATAACTTTCTTCAATAATTTCATCTAGCTGGGGGTTCCAATTAGCTGTTCCACTAGTCGCCATTATTTGTTGCCTCCGCTTTACGCCTGCGCCATGATTCTAACAGCGCTGCGCTCCGCATTGCGCGCTCCTCTTCAGATTGCACCCTGCCTCTGGTCTTAGCGTGGGCTGCGGCTGTTATTTGTGGAGACATGCCTCTTTTCTTAGCGGAAGCGCTGATATTACGTCGATGCTCTTCAGAGAATACTTTACCTTGCATACTCCGCGATACTTTCAATCTGTGCGCTTCTGGTAGCGGTTTTCCTTTTCTCGCGGTTACGGTAGCGGTTCGGCAGGCTGCTGATACGCCGCGTTTTTTTGCCGCTATGGACAACTTCTCTAATGTCTCCGGTGTTAAAACTGTGCCCTTCTCGCCACCATCCGTGCAATTAGTTAGTTTAACTCCAGAACGTTTGAGACACTTGATGATGCCCCGTTCCAACTCTAGTGATATCGCATCAGATGAGCATTCTATGGTTCCGATAAAAATGTTTTCCTTACCGTGCTTAGCTACGACCCGCTTATGGTACTCATTCCGTTCCCTAAGATTTTTTGCTCGGCGCATAGCACCCTTGCCTACATAAAAAATAGACCCATCAGGACGACAGTGCACATACGCATATCTGGTCGTTTCTGGATTTATTGCTCTCATATCTAGGCTTCCTCAACGATCTCATCAAGTTGCGGGTTCCAATCTGTGACGCCGGAGGTGGTCATGGCTTAACCGTAATGGATGGTTACGAAACCGATGTTCAGCATGTAGACGTAGATGCCGTTAGCGGCCAAAAGTCCTTCACCGGGAACATTCACACTTGAGGTAGCCGTAGATCCTGTCAAAGTTTCATAGGTAGTGATCCAGCGATTGCTGCCTGAAACATACTGACAAGCAGGGGGTGATCCGCTGAGCGTGTTGCTATTCGGATCGGTAATCGTGAAGGTGTTAGCCCCCGTCACCGTAATAGTGTAATTGCCGTCGGTAGCGGAACCGCCTGTAGTAGACGCGTATGAAATACCCACTGTCGCCCCCGTAGCCAACCCGTGCGCGGTGCTAGTTACCGTAACAGTGTTTGTGCCTGACTGAGCATAAGTAGCGGCGGTTGGCGCTGACAGGCAGTCAAAAGCCACGAGCCTACCGTTCTGACCACCCGTACCGGCAAATGTAAACTGCTTCAGTCTCGCACGCCCACTTAGGATAATTCCAGAAACACTTATGTGCGCGGCTTTTACATCATATTGCATCGTCATTGTCGTTACCTCAGCAGTTCCACGCCTTCAACGATTTGTTGATGCGGCTATTTGGGTCATTCGCAGTCTTGCTGCTCGTGAGTTTCTTTTTCATACCTGACATTCGGGCGCAAAAGGAGGCTCTCCTTCCGGCGTCTTCCTTTGTCTTGGGCTTTGGGGCCGGGGGTTTCAGGTTCATGCCCTGCTTCTTGGCAGAGGCGCGACCCTTGGCGTTTAGACCGCCCTTGGGGTCTTTACCTTCAGCTCTTTGCCACGCGGGAGACTTAGCCATGCTTACCTCTGCTGGGGCCTCTGCACTACTTGTGAAGTAGGGTTTCCTTGAATCTGCAGTCCTTGCGGCTGCTGAAACTGGCTCATACCCAGAGGTTTGTTGCCTTGCTGCAGAGGACTCTGCATCGGGGCGGGCTGACCACCTACGCCGCCATCACTGCCGCTACCATCAAAACCTTCGTTGCCGCCGGGCATATTGCCTGTCACATCAGGACCTGACATAAAATTCTGATTTTGAGGAGTCGCGCCAAACGCCGGAGGCGGAGTGCCGGGCGTAATACCCTGTGGCTGGTTCGGCTGACCCTGTCCTTGGTAGGACATGAAGTTTTGGTTGGGGGCGGCAAAGTTGTTATAGCCAGACTGGCTATTCGCACCGCCCGATAAGCTCTGCTGAAGCTGAGATAAATCAACTCCCTGCCCGCCGCCCCCAGCCATCAGACAAACTTCCCTTTGGTGTGGCCCTTAGAGATGCAGCCATCGACAGAACCACCTTTATAGTAGCCCTTCATCGCCTTGCCACCGCAAGCCATCTTCTTGGTGCCACAAGAACCGCCAGACTTCATACCCATAGGGCCAGCGGTACGGAGACCTGCTGCCGGAGGCATAGGAGCATTAGCCGCACCCAAAGACATAGCGTTCAGTGCGGGAGCGCGCTTGGTTACACGAGCCTTCATAGACTCTTTCTTTGCCAAAGTAGGCATACCTGATTTCTTAGCCATTTTATTTCCTCTAGCTTTACGCTGAATTGGAGAAATACCGCGGGACGGCAGTGTCATTTGTCCACCTTGTTGTCCAACTTGTCCATGATCCGGTTAAACATACCCTTTATTTCGGCCATGTCGATTCGATAATCATCTTTACGGACGTAGTTCTCATGGAGAGACTGGTTGGTTTCTTTCACGTCTTTCTGGAGTTCTTTAACAGAATCCCACATGATTTTTACAAACCAACCAATGACTGCTCCGATGACCGCTGCAGTGATATTAATGATATTTTGCGCATCCATCGCTACCAGTCTCTTAGGCAGAGGCTGGAGCTGCAGTGCCATCGCTGTTCTTCTGAGCGTAACGCACCGTGAGGTTCAATGCACCTGCATTGACAGAAGAAGGTGAGCCGGTGAAGGCCAGCGTGACCACGACCGGAATATCGACAGAACCGATACTTACCCAGTTGGCGTATGAGCCAGTGGTGGCCAGTGAAGCCCGACCTGCAGAAGTCACAGTGGTCGTGGTGACAAACTTATTTGCCGTGGTCCCATCACCCACCGTAATGGTGGCTGCTGGAGTGGTGCCTCCGGTGAAGGTGAAGGCCGTGGTGGTGTCGAGTTCGATACCGAGAATCTGAGAACCTGCCGGAATCCAACCGATCGTGGTCGTGCCAGCGGTAGTAGCAGGAGACACAACAGAGTTCTGAGAAAGACTGACGACGCCGCAGTTAGCGACAGTACCAGCGGTGGTTCCGGTGGTGTCCTTTACGGTACCCGTGCGAATCGGGCCAAGCCAAGTGGAGAATCCCATGATAACCTCATGCACATGCGCCTGTCGTCTTGTGCGAGTACCGCTAGGGCGGTCGAGCAGGCAATTAGAAAATCCCTAGATTTGAGCCTTTGTAGCTTACTTATTTTTCAGTGTCAAGACAAAAGAAAAGGGGGCCGAAGCCCCCTTGTCCCGACCGGGATCTCCCAGTCCTCAGTCAGTATATCTAAAACTCCACCCCTCGGCTTTGCCTTTTGTCAGGGCGTTGCCAGATTTTAAAGCCCTATCCACCGTGGGTGGAGTCAGCCCAAGCTCCTTTCGAAGCTGAGTGATTGTAGCAAACCTATGCTCTACACCAGCAGGATCCGTCGCTATGACGGCGCGGCCCATCTTCTCCTTTGACTCCTCCGAATGAGTGCGACCTTCCCAGTGACTGTAGTGCCCCGCCTCAGCTGCGGCACGGATTTTGGCACGGCCTTCAGCGGATATGGTTCTCCCGGGCGCTTTAGGTTTACCACGTTGAGCATCGCCAATCTTTTTACGTGTCTCCTCTGAAACTGTTTTACCGTAGCGGTAGTGGTCTGCGCCTGCTGCTTTACCTTTACGCGTCTCTGACATCTGAGCGCGGGATTCTTCTGTATGTGCTACGCCTTGCCGAGGGTGTCCCTCTCGTTTAAGCCATGCTTTGGTT